AATGTAACACATATTTATAGCACAGATGAAATAAGTCCAAATATGAAAGTTACATATTTTAAAGATATAGAGACAATGATAAATAATATAGGCGAAGGAAGTGTAGCAAATGAGTGAAACTATAATAACAGCATTAATAACTGGTGGACTAGCTTTATTAGGAGTAATATTTACAAGTATGCAAAGTAATAAAAAGATAGAAAGTCAATTAGATAAAAAACAAGCAGTAACAGACACAAAAATTGAAGAATTAACAAGAGAAGTAAGAGAACATAATAATTTTGCAAAAAGAATGCCAGTAGTAGAAGAAAAAATAAAGGTAATAAATCATAGAGTTGATGATTTAGAAAAGAGAGGTAATTAGTATGAATAAAGAATTAAAAAAATGGTTTAAATGTGCTGGAGTAAGAGCAATAAAAACAATAGCCCAAACAGCAGTAGCAATGATACCAGTAGGAATAAATATCAATGAAGTAGGGTGGGCTACTGTTATAGGAACTTCAGTATTAGCAGGAATATTAAGTATATTAACAAGTGTAGCAGGATTACCAGAAATGGAGGAATAACAATGGAAGATGAAAACTATGGATTTAACAGTGAAGTAGAAGGAGTTGAGGAATAATGGAAATGAATACAAAATTAACTCAAATAAATAGAACAATAATGACAAATAAACAAAATAAATATATAGTTATACACTATGTAGGAGCAGTAAGTACAGCCAAAGCAAATGCAGACTATTTCTACTCAGTAAATAGACAAGCTTCAGCACATTACTTTGTAGATGAAAATGAAATATGGCAAGTAGTAAAAGAAGGAGATAGAGCATGGCATTGTGGAACAACTGGAAAATATTATAATGAATGTAGGAACTCAAACTCAATAGGAATAGAAATGTGTTGTTTTAATAATAATGGAGTATTAGACATATCAGAAAAAGTAATAAATAAAACAGTAGAACTAACAAAAGAACTAATGGCAAAATATAATATACCAGTTGAGAATGTTATAAGACATTATGATGTAACACATAAGATATGCCCAGCACCATTTGTAAATAATGAAGCTAGATGGAATGATTTTAAATCAAGATTAGTACCAAAGTCAGATCTACAGTATAAAGTACATATACAAGATAAAGGATGGACAGATTGGAAAAATACAGGAGATATAGCAGGAACAACAGGAGAAAATAAAAGGATAGAAGCTATAATCTTACAAGGGAATAATGGGTTAGAATTGAGTTATAGAGTACATATGCAAGACAAAGGTTGGTCTGATTGGATAGGGAATGGACAAGTTGCAGGAACAACAGGAGAAGGAAGAAGAATAGAAGCAATCGAAATAAAATCAAATAAAAGATTAGAAGTTCAAGAACATATACAAGATGTTGGGTGGATGCCTAAATCTTCAGGAACAGAGATACATTTAGGAACAGAAGGAAAATGCTTAAAGATTGAAGCATTTAAAATTAATGTGGTATAAAATTAGAGAGGTAGATTGATTAATTTCAGTCTGCCTCTTTTTTGAGTTTTATGAGGTATATAATTACATTAGTTTAAAATATAAAAAGCACTAAGACAATTTTAAAAGCTTGATTTTGTCTATTTTTAGAAAAAATAAAAGACAGATACAGGGAAAATATCTATCTTTTATTAATCTCATTTTTTAACAATAATATATTCTTTATAATTATAATAAATTAATTTTTTAAATATGTCAATATTTAATTATTAATATTTAATTCTTTTTTTAAAGCCTTTTGTAATAATTGAGAAAAATTTATATCATTTTTCTCTGCTATAGTATTTAACCATGTTGGTATAGACAAAGTCTTTTTTATGGCTACATTACTATACTTTTTTCTATATTCTAACAAATCAATTTCTATTATAGATATAAATTGATTATCTTTTAATTTTATATGGTTATATGGAATTGTAGGTTTAGGAAAATTCTCTAAATCAGATAAATAAAGACCTAACGCATCTTTTGCCATTATATAAGCCTCATCAATAGAATTTCCAAAAGTGGAACACCCTTCTAAGTCGACGAAATCAACCATATAGCACTTATCATCTTCATCATAAGTAAATATAGCTGGATAAAAATAATTATTCATAATAACCCCTTCCTTATATTTTATTTTCTTTAGTATTAATATATTCAAAAATAAAAGCAGAGGGGACTCTATTTTAGTCCCGTTCTCTTCAAAATGGCTACTATTAATCCTTTAGGGATATCCCTATTATGTATAGGAATTATTTCTGTCTGGTTTCCGTTTTCTCATTTTTAAATGAGATCCAGACTGGGAAACTTTAACCCAACCATTTTTTTCTAGTAGCTTTACCAAATCTTTTGGATACATAGTATCACTCCTTCTCTTTGGTTTATCTTAGTGCTTTAAAAGCTACTATCGAATATATTATTGTCTTTCGACACTAATATTATACTACGTATTAATACGTAAGTCAAGTATTTTTCAAAAAAAAATATAAAAGAATTAAAATTCTCTAAAAACATTGGAAAATCAAGGTGTATAAGTTACTTAAATAAAAAAATAAAACAGCTGTAAAACGATTTTAAAGGGTTGATTTTGTGCTGTTTCCAGATAAAAAAATCTATATGTATATTTATAGATAAAAGACATATAATAAAATATATAACAAAAAAATGTTTGTAAAATGTATTGACAAATTAACATAAATGACATATAATATTACAAGAAGATTAAGGATATATTACAGTTATGTTAAAAATATTGACAACATGACTATTATTGAAGTATATGTTATAGGGGGAGATAGTTATGGATATGATAAAAGATTTTAATAGTGAACCATCTGAAGCAGTCCAATTAGCCTTATACATACGAAAAAAATATTTAGAATACGAGAAAAATATAGATAAAAGAATTATATCGCCAATAAAATTACAAAAGTCATTATATTTTTTATTTGCATATTGGGGACAGTTTATAAAAAGTAATAAAGAAAATCAAGATAGTGTTGAAGTAAATTATTCTAACTATTCTGAATACCTGTTTAATGACAGAATAGAGGCATGGACTTATGGTCCAGTTGTTCCAGAGGTATTTATTGCAGAAAAAAATGGATGGCTAGATAATTTAAAGGTAAGTAATTATCTTGAAAATGAAATGGAAAAAAAAGAGTTTATTGATAATTTATTAAATCAATTGTTTGAAATTGATGATTTTGGATTAGTAAGACTTTCTCACGAAGATATATGCTGGAAAAAGTATTACATTGAAAGTGATGAAAAACATAATAGAGAAATACCTAAAGAGGAAATTATAGATGAATATATTGCAAAATAGATTGAATGAAATCGAATTAAAGAATCAAACTAATCAATTTAAACATTCAATAAATAAAATAACAAGAAGGGGTTGTAAAGTAATTGATACAACTCCATTTCATTTTCAAAAGATTGAATTTAAAGAAAATCTAAAATCAATTCATGTTAAAGAAGAAAAATTTACTAATTTTATTAAAAGCGAAAAAAATACATATTATAATATAGTAAAAGATTTGATAAAAAAAATATATTTTGATAATTATACTTTTTTTGATGAATTTCAACTAGAAGAAAATAATTATAGTGAAATATCTAATGAAACCAAAAGATTAAAAAGAATAATTATGAAAGCAAATAATATAAAAGATATAAAAAATATTCCAATAATAAATGAAATGATACCTGTTATGTATTTAAAGAAAAAAGAGAAAAGATATCAAGGATTAAGATTATTTGTAAATATTAAAGACAACGGATATATTGACTTATATTTAATAGATTTATATCATTTAGGAATAAATGCATACAACATCACTACTAATACATATAATTTAGATAGGAATTATAATTCTAATAAAAATAATGATGTTTGTATTTCAAAGATTATAGAAGAGTTACTTAACGATAACTAGCAATAGTTCTTTTTTCTTCCGCCACATTTCAACAAACTTTTCAAATCAAAGGTACTATAAAATAAATATATAGAAAAAATATTATATGAATTAGTCCCACACAAGTAGGACTTTTTCTGACAAAAAATGACATTTTTATAAAATATTATGTAACCTTCATAAAATAAAACAATACTTTCATAAAACAAATTAACCAAAATGTTAAAAACATTATATAATCTTTATATCAAAAGAGCTCAATTGAAAATTGATATAGGAGAAAATAATAACATGATTGTCGAAAAGAATTTAAAAAAAGTATTTACAAAAAAAGAAAGTAATAATATAATTAAGAAAAATTATA